CAAGGCCAGAGAAAAGACTAGAGACTTATCCAATACCACCTCCAGATACTCCAGAATTAATAATGTCACCAGAATTACTACATAGTAAAATAATTAAAAATACAGAAGCTAAGAAAATAATTGAGGAATCCATTAATAAATATAAGGAGGGGCAAAAATAGCCATGGTAGTAGCATTAATAGTTATATGTTTAATCATTATAACAATAGCAACTGGAATAAGCGATAGTGGCGAACATCCACCACATAATGATGATGAATGATATATAAGGCAATTAAAAAGCAAGGAGGAAAATATAATGGTACAGTGTAAAGATTGTAAGAAAAGCGAAGTAGGTAAGAACGGAAGAGTATGTTACATAAAAGCTATACATTACCAAGATATTCATGTAAAAGATGATGATAGTTGCAAATATGGAGTAGAGAAGCCTGTAGAAGTTAACAAAGGAACAAGCCAACCAGTTACACCTAAAGTAGAAGAAAAAGGCCCTGTAGATACTAAAGCAGACGATAAACAGGAAACCAAGGCAAATAATATAGCAGATAATTCAAAAGATGTAAATAAGAGTAATGTATCTGCAAAGGTAAATTAAGGAGAGATAATGTATGTATAAGCAACCCAAATTTTTTAAAGCTAAATGTGAGATATGTGGAAAAGAAAAAGAAACGGAAATGCGATTAAAACCAGGTACAGAAAGAAAGAATATAACTCATATGTGCAATGATTGCTATAATAATAGACCTAAAGATATGTCACCAGATGAATTTGCACAAAAATATATGTCACCTAATGAAACATGGTATCCAGAAGGAACTATACCAATCCACTTAGAAGACAATGAAATGATAGCAGGAAATATAATAACTATAAAAGAACCATATGATCTAGACATATCAAAAAATGGAGATAGTACACTTATTGCTCATGTAAAAGCAGGAGATAAATTCATTATAAATAGAATAGGATGTGGAACGTTTTTAACAGGTGAAGCAATAGGAAAAACCCAAAGAATTGATGATAAATATAGAAAATTTCCACTAGATGTCAATGTAGATGCTACAATTGATTTTGTCCTAAATGATTTAGATTGTTTTTGCAATTTAAAAGAAATATTAAAGGAACATGATGTTAACAAAGATGATTTCACACATGTAATTAGAGAAGCTTTAAAACTTATTAGAATTTAAAATAAGAAGGTGATTAAATGAAATATAAAACTTTAAATTGTATAGATTTTATAGAAACTACTTTAGAAATTAAATTGACAGATAAACAAAAGGTAATGTTAAAATTATTTGAGAAAAATAAAAAGAACCCTCAAATAGCAGATGAAGATATAAAAGAATTTGCAACATTACTTATGAAAATGACACCAGAAAAACGTGAAGATATATTTAAAATGGTGTTAAAAGAAGAACCACAACCAACATCACCACTTAAAGTTACTTGTCCCGTATATTGCTCTAAAGATACAGTTAGTGCAGATGAAGTCGTGAACAAATTAAGAAAAATAACAACTAAATTATTTGATGCATAAATTAAAAAACGTTTCAGAGTGTAGATTAAATTCTATACTCTTTTATTTTGTCTATATTATTTTATAAAATGTCTAAAAAAATCTAAATTATTCTATGTAAAGTATTGACATTAGAACTTATGTTTGGTATAATAAAGTATAAGATGAAGTTAAAGGGAGCCAAAAGCTATGGATATAAAAGAGATTTTGAAAGATAAGGATAAAATAGATTTTATGACAAAAAAAGATACAGCAGAGTTTTTGCATTGCAGTGAAAAAAGTATAGATAGGTTAAGAAAAGAAGGATTACCTTGTTATGATTTATCTAGCACTAAACCTGGTGGAAAAATCCTGTTTTTGAAAGGAGAGGTTGCACAATGGATTATTGAAAATAAAAAGATGAAATAGCACAAAACCCTCGGCTTTATCTTACAAGCGCAAGGGCGTAATGATTTAGTACCTTTACATACTAAATATACCACGTTTCTTGTGAAATTTCAACCACAAGGAGATAAAAAACATATGACAAATAAAATGATACCTGTAATATACAATGGAGAAAGGATATTAACAACTGAACAACTTGCAGAAGTTTATGAAACAGATATAAATAATATACAAGCAAATTTCAAAAGAAATAAAGAACATTTCGAAGAAGAATTACATTATTTTAAGCTTGAAGGTGAGGAATTAAAGGAATTTAAAAACCAACCTACTATCAGTCAGATGGTTTCAAAACATACTAGTACGCTATATTTATGGACAGAGCGTGGAGCAAATAGGCATTGCAAAATACTTGATACTAAAAAGGCATGGGAACAGTTTGACAATTTGGAAGAAACTTATTTTAAAGTTAAAGAGCATAAAGAAGATTTACAATTATATAAGGAAATTAAAACACAGATACAAGGATTGCGAAAGGATGTAAAAGAATTACAAGAAACTAAGGTAATAGATTATACAAAGCAATTAGCATTACAGAACTTAGGAAAATCAAAAGTAGTTAGTGCCTTGGGTGGCATCAATAGTCCTGCATATTGTAACAAGCATATTAGAAGTAAAGCCTTTTCTGAAATGTGGAGCGGTTATAAAAATAGGATTTTAGTTAATTCATATAAAAATACTGCTGTAAAAGATTTTGAAGTGGGTAGAGATTTTCTAACTAAATGGAAACCTTCTAGGAAGTTAGCAGCACAAATTCAAATGAAAAATGGTCAAACAGTAATTCATATATAAAATAATAATCAGGGGCTATTGTTAAGATGGTTCCTGATATAATTGAAGTAAAAAATAGGAGGAAAATAAAGTTATGATAGAAATAATTAAAAATGATTCTTATACTAAATGTGAATTATGTGGTAGTGATAAAGGTGTTAAAGCAATTAATTTTGGCGGAAAAATAAAGCCAATTGCATTATGTAATAAATGCAGAGAAAAAGTTATGTTAGTACTTTCAGATGAACAAAATGAGGAATTTCAAAATAGTGATTTAGCTTATGAGCTTGAATTAATGGGTGAATAATTATTAAAAGGGTGGAATAAATTGAAGAAACATATGTCGGTATCAATGGGAGTTTTACCAGTTCTAACTAAAGAACAAAGTAAAATATTATTAGAAGATATGGAAAAAGGTATATTAAAGCAAAAACAAATTAAAGGTTGCGGTGAAAGATTAAAAAGAATAGTAGAGAAGCAGGGACTATAAAAAGGAGAGATTAATTATGATTATTTATGCACCACACAGAGGTGCTCTTACAGATGCTATGAAAGAAGCAAAGGAATTTGAAAATATAGAAGAAACGAAAAAATTTATCGTTAAAGAATGGAACAATGCTTTTTCAGAAAATGATATTGTTATATCAGATAAAGCAATAAAAGATGATAGGAATGGATGGGAAGATTCAAGATGTGTTTGCACTAAGAGAACGGGCGAGGAAAATTATATAGAGAGATATGGTTGCCCTCAATGTATAGGCTACTGTGCAACAATATACAAGAAATAACTAATTTGCATTATATTTAAC